TTTATACTCAGTCCCATCACGAAAATAATGTTTCATATTTTTAGCCATATGTACCTCCTAGGTAGAGGAGGGGGCCGAAGCCCCCAACTCATTTAGTTACGAACAGTCAACCATCACAGCTGTAAGTTTCATAACTGCTGCATCAGCGGCGTTGACTGTAACAACGTCGATTGTATCAGCAGCAGTGTAATACTTACCCTGCTCAAAGGCATCAGTTCCGGCGACAGAGATATATGCTGCAGTAGCATTACCATTTACGCCGTCAATGTAGCCATCTGGGTTATCGCCATCACCAACATCAAGTGTAAGTGTTCCGCCCTCAGCAGTAGTAACCTCAAGTGCCACATGTGTGACCAAGGTTTTTGCTGGAACTTTAATAACTTCCAAGATGTCAGCTGCACCCAATGCAGTCAAACCAGCTGCGGCGCGAGCCGTAGTGATTGCTGCAAAGTCCAGATCTACAGTTATGGATGAAACTCGGTTAATACCTGCAGCTACGTGCGCGGCACCAGTACCTAAGTTATATCCTTTACCATCGTTATAAGTAGCCATTATCAAGCCCTCCTATTAAAGCGTTACGATAGCAGTTGAGAGCGCTTCAGGCTTCACCACTTTGTAACCATATACTTGCAGGCCACGAATGATGTTACCAAAAGTTGTCTCAGACCGGATGGTTTCCATGTTTGTCATCTGTGATGCAAACGTAAAGCCCATCTTGTGCCCACCGATTACGCTGAACTCACCGCCTGAAGTTTTCTTTAGGTTGTGAGATACGTAAAGGGTGAAACGATCAATCATGCCAAGGCGACCATTCCGTAGAGGAGATGATCCATCGCCAGTGATAGATGCGTCTTTAAGGTCAGACTGCTTAATATAGCCAGCCATCTTAGCAGGGATAACCATGAAGCGATCCTGCTCAGGAGCATTAGCTTCATCAAGTACGGTACCCATGTTGATGATGGTATCAATGACGTTAGAGCTTGTGATAGCAACAGGAGTACCTGCTACACCCAAGTTGATGTCGCCAGAGATGCGGCCAGCTGTTGAGCCTTTGTTGCTTGCGCTAACGTCAGGCAACAGGTCTGTCAGAACACGCTCATCAATCTTGATCTTCATACGCTCAGAAGCGTCTTTAGACCACTGATCCATCAATGCGATGTCAGACTGAACCTGATCAACATCGTCTTCAACACAAGCGAAGTATTCGCCTTTGTCGATTACGAGTTGCAGCTTCGCTTTGTCAGGGTTTTCGACTGCAAGAGTCTGGCCCTTAACGTAGGTTTTGATGGTGATCTCTGGAGTTGAACGGATATTAACCGTGTCACCCATGTTACGGATTTCACCTTCGTAGTCAGTGTTAGAGATTGCGGATAGGACAGTCGCATCGTAGAAATTCTCGATGAGCTTGCCTGACCAAATCTCAGGGATAAAGTTGCCCGTGTAGTCCGGACGACCTGAAGATACTGCAAAAGCCATGTTAGCCTCCTATAAGTTATGCAGTGACAATTCGACCTTCTCTCTGTGCTGAGAAAATGTCGCGTTCTATTCGGCCACGTTCTTCTTCCCGACCTTTGTACTTACCTTTACGCACAGCATCAAAGAAACCTTCGATATCTGCTGGTGAGTATGTTTGGCCTTCAGATGGCATAGTATTAGTCCCTGAACGACCTCGCCCTGGGGATACTTGCTTCTCTAATTGGTCAGAAGGAACCTTCCGATTGGTTTGAGCAACTGGGGTACCGTTGGCCTCCTGCCATGACCTAAAGAACTGCGCCACACGATTAGAATCTAGATTCTGCTGGGCATCTTCTAGATATGTCTGGCGAGAAATACCTGTAAGTGGGTCAATCTCTAGCAACCAAGACTGAAAGTTCTGGTCGTTATTGATGTCCTGCCATTCAGGTATAATAGTGGAAAGCCTAGCCCAAAACGTCTGAGTTGCTGATTCGGCCTGTGCGTGCGAGATCTGATTCATCTGCGGTACCACGCTGGTCTGCATCTGCATTACCTGTTGCTCTAGCTGAGACACACGATTATTGGCTTGCGCCACTTCTTCTCGTGCTGCACGCCGCATAACATCAATAGAATCGCCGTACTCCTGAACATCCTTATCTGTAATCAATGGATCACTAGACTCGGGCTGTGCAGCAGGTTGGTTATTCAATGAGCTAAGTAGCTGCTCCATTTGAGTAACACGGGATGATAACTCTCGGTTCTCCGCTTTCATACGAGGAACTTCTGCGTTATACATGCCCTGCAGTGTTTTGTACTTTTGTTCCCAAGAATCCTTGGTTTGGTTGTCTGATTCACCGTGCTCTTTGGCTACAGACTGAGGTGCTTGTTCTTCTACACTGTCGGCTACAACTTCCTGTACAGGTTGCCCACCGTCGTTAGCTGCGGCCTCGGGTGCATCACCCTGTGCCTCAACCTCTCCGTTAAGTTCCTTGTATAGTTCTTGTACTGCCTCAGATTGCATTTGAACTTGCTTTGGTATTGCCATGTTGGACGCTCCTATCGGTGTGCGTAATTATCAGCTGTCATTATGACTTTGCCGCTATTTCAGGGGACTCATTCACGAACTTAGAAAGCTCTGTAAGAACCTGACACCGCCCCTGTGCGAGTGCCACGCTCTGTGATGCGACGCTAGGTAGCTGCTCTAGCTCATGTTGACGCCATTCCGCTAGCCAGTCAGCTAGTGCCGGATATTGGTTCACACATGCGGCTAGTGCCTTAGTAACTTCAGGAGTAGGCCGGATCATCCTGCTGCTCCTGTGTCGCGGTTACTAACTGTGTTCGCATCCTGCCCACCTTTAGGGGTTCCGTCAGGCAATGTCGGTGTGCCGCCGCCAGCAGATTGTTCGGCCTGAGCGGCCTCCAACTGCATTTTAGCTGACATCCGATTCATGTAGCCTTCCTTCTCCCTAGATGGGATGATGTCGTCCACAGGCATTTGCAACCCTTTAGCCACTTCACGAAGAATCGCTGAGCGGCCTTCTTTACCAACGATTTCCATGTCGATCTCGTTGGCGGTTGCGTTAAGAAATTCAAGACGGCGGATGTTAACAGTTTCTTTAACTGCAAGGTTGATCGAGCCTTTTGGCATGACCTCAACATCGCCTTTAATAGTTTCATCTTCATCGTATCGCATATTATAAACAAACTGGCGGTGTACGATTGGTTTGATCACATCACTGTCGATGTGCATAACAACTTGGCGGATACCTTTACCGGCTGCGCCCATAAGCATAGACAGGCCAGACGAAGTACGCCCCGCCCCCTGGACGTTAAGGTCGCCATACACATAGGAAGGTATTCCTGAATGATCGTCGGCTAGCTTACTAAACTTATCATATACGCCTAGTAGTGTGTTTGCGTTGTCATCAGGCTGTGTAAATCTAACTGCAGGTGCGCTCGACCCTAGCGGGTCATTCATTACTTGCCAGATTTTCCACGGATGAAGTTGAGTGATGTCTTCATTCGGCGGGATACGCTCAAGATTAACCTCAACTTGAGGCCCACTAGAGATACCCATATTGTTAACCAAAGCACGCGCAGCCGCGTTGCAGACGTTCTGTATGTCTTCAATAATTTCTGGTATACCGCTGCCCCAAAATGCTCCAGGGCGTTTAATAAACGATGTTTTGGCATAAGGCTTTTCTCCTAGTGGGTCGTAGTTAAGGATGGCCTTGATAACGTAATTACCCACAATCCAAACATTTGCGTCGTATTCACGGTGCTTATCTTCAATCTCTTCTTCATCAAGACCCCATTCAATAAGCATCTTGCCGGTTACTTTACCCCAAAACTCTAGGGCATCGAATGTTTCGGTAGGTTTATTGAATGAGTGGAACTTGCGCTCCTCTTCATCTTTAGTTAACTCAACATCTTCGTTGATCCAGCTTGACCCGTTGCCGATGTCCAGTACCTTGCGTATAGCATCGTCGTCATACCCAGGTACGCCAACAAGATCAGCTAGCTCTGTACGGCTTAGAGGGTGGTGTTCAAAAATATACCCTTCGTTTATGTTAGAAATTCCTGGCTCTGGGTAGATTCTAAATGGGTCAACCCGCTCAAACTCAGGAGCAATAACCTCAGTTGCCTCAACAACAGTTTTGCCATCAGCGCCTTTAGTCCAGCCCAGCTTACGCTGTCTTCGGACAACTGGCCCTTTGATAAAAGCACATGGGTAAGTTACTAGATCAGTAATAAATTCATTAAATGACTCAGCCCACCCGCCTTGCGCAAACTGGTCTGAAATCTTAATAGTCATTTTTTGAGCGCGGTTATCCGCAGCTTCAAGCAGCTTAAACCTATACTCTTGGCCCACCATTTCTTTTAGCTCGACCATCTCATCAGCGCTTGGCGCTCTGCCTTCATTCTCAACAATACGTGTAACTACCGCCGCAAAAGCGTTTTGTAGTTCTGCCGTCTGGTCAGGAGATAAATCTGGGATAGGTGTAGGATTTAGCCCCCAAGGAGGTGTTCCAGTATCAAGTAGTATGTCACGAAGCCAGCTCTCCGCTGCACGGCATTTAACTTCTGTAACACCCATATAGATGTCAGAACCGCCCTGCTCGTGGATATCGCGTAGTTTATCTGCTTCGTACTCGCCGTTACGCTGTCGTAATCCGCGAAGCATGATATGCTCAATAGGTTTTTTAGCCTGCCTTGCTGCGTCCCAGCAGTGACGTAGGTGTCCTGCGAGACCTAGAACCACAGAGTCATTCTGGCGGGCAGCAAGCTCTTTGTCTAAAACTTCTTGCTCACGCTTGCGTAACTCAGCATTCCCTATCACCTGTAGCATTAAGCAAGCCCCTCATCATCTTTCTTATCACGGAAAGTAGTCAGCCCTTCAGAAGCATTACCCGCTAGTTTAGCAAAACTTTTAGTCGCCGTTCTAAGATTAGCTGTTGGGTTCATATTTGTCATAGTCTGCTGGCCTTTTTCGACCAATGCCGCACGCTGTGTACTTACTTGCTGCATACGCTCAGCCTGCTTAGCAGCCCTGTTCGCAGCAGTAAAACCTTCGCCGCGTAGCTGGCCGATTCGCACATTCGACACAGATTTACTTACTCTATCCCCAGGAGCTTTAGCTCCTGCTACAATATATTCGTTTGTTTGGCGTCGTCTGTAAGCTGCTTCGCGTTCATCAGCAAGTTTAGTTGCCGCATCTTTGAACTCAGAGCCAAAATACTCAACATCCCCAGGTCGCTCTAGGACTTTAGGCTTACCAATCTTAAATTTTTTATCTGGGTCTAGCCCAGTGCCAGGAGCTTTAGCGTAGTCTACCAGCTTGGAATCATATGCTGTGTATTTAAGGCCGCGTCCGTCTTTGCGCGTGTCAATAATCTTCGCCATTACATACGCTCCTCATCATCAATATCTTTCATATCAATTCTGGTGTCAGGGTCGTTTTTATCTGAGTAGACATACCCGCCAGACTTGTACTGGCGTACTTTACGTTGGGCCATACCGCTAGTGTCCATCTTCGGATTGTCCGAATAGACTACGTAAGGTTTACCTTCACAGCCACAACCACATGGCATACCGTTTTTATTCATACTCACACTCCTGCAGTAAGTGTACACTTTTATTTATACATGGCAATAAGTTCTTACGCAAGTAAAGAAAATACCCCCTACGGGGACAATCCGTAGGGGGTAAGTTTAGGTAACTATGAAGGATGTCTCAATGACACCAACAATATATCAAGTCCAACCTGATGCTGCAACCCTTTTAACTTCCCGCCGCATAGGCATGAAAGAACCCTCGCCAGCTGTTGCTACGTGTAGCATAAAGTATTGTAAAGCTTCAGCTACGTGAGAATGATTGTTTTTGTCGATGTTGCCATTCTTATGGTGGAACCGATACCCACCCATCATGGCTGCTTTAAGCTGCGAGCACTTAGGGTCAAGTAGGAACGCGCTGTCGCCGTCTACATGACGCATAAGATAATCATCTACTGAAGATAGTCTTGCTGACACATTGTTTGTCTTTGCTGGTATGACCCTAAACCCTTCGGCTTTAATAATGTCCACCGCTGATCGTTCGTCTGTTTGGGCACGCTGAATACCAGCTGGGTCAACAACCACAAGGATTGGCGCACCGCTAAACCGTTCGTACACCATAGGTTTGAGAATCGTGCGGACGAATCTCTGAACCCCCATATCAAAAGACACTGCTTCATCGAGGATTAGGACTCGCCCGCGAGGGTCTTGTTGGCCTATAACCGCCGCTGGTGTCAACCCCAAATCCATACCAATAACGATAGGACGCACCCCATTGAGAATAGGACGCAGAGTCTCCCCAGCCATGTGATAGTCCGGTCTGAAATATTTGTAGACCGGCTGGCCTGCGGAGCTAAGTCCGTACTCTCCGTCAATGAAGACCCGTATATATTCTTCGCTGCGCCCTTGGGTGTCATAATATCCATCTGGTAAGTTCTCCACATTTTCTGCATATGTACTACGTCCGGACGGTTGCTTAAACACATCCCACCCGTTGTCATTATAGCTGACGCCATCTTTAGCGTCTAAATGCTCCATCTGATAATACCACCACGTATCCATAGTTGGTGGGTTAGTGTCGCCCCACATACCATGCCATGTTGGCCCGCCGTCCTTCTTCGAAGGAAAACGCCCAATACGTTTAGACATCGCATCGACAATCTCAGCGTTGATATCCCTACACTCATTGAACCAGGCGAAGGTAAGCTCAAGAGAGTTAAGGTTAGCCACATCGTCTGCGTCATCAAGCGCACGGAACATAATCTCGCACTCAACATCACCAACTTTGAAGAAGTATGTCTTGGTCGTACGCATGAACTGTCCGCACGGCCCAGGTGGGAACCAATCAAGAAATGTTTTAATTGTAGTATCTGTAAGCTGGCGTACAGTCTCACGCACAACAGCGCACCGCGATTTACGTATGCCCTGTTCGTTCGGCTCCTGCGCACTCGCCCGACGCACAATCTCAAAACAACTTGCAACAGATTTACCAGACCCAACTGGCCCCATCAGTACGCGCATCTTGGCGTCTGACTGCATAAACTTCGCTGCAGTTCGTGATGGGGTAAAGTTAATGTCCAAGGGGCTTACCCCTCTTAGCATTCCTATAGCTACGCGTACGCTTAGCCGCTTCCCGCCCAGTAGCAGTCGTATCAATATACAACGCATCATGCTTTATACGTGCCAGCTCTGCAGCAAATTCTTCTACTGTCATGTTAGCTGCAGACGGTTTTCTCCAAGGCATAGGTGGGAGTGTCACCTTGGCAGGCGTCCTGCGCTTGTACGCCATCCACTCTATTTCCGCATCAGTCCAGCGTTTCATCCTGGCCATCCCATCTTATTCGGCAAATCTTCATACTCATCTAAATGTGTTATATCCCCGCAAAACTTACACCACTGATACTCTATAGTGTGCTCCCCGCAGTGTGGACACTGTTCAGATACTTCAGTTTGGGCAAGCAGAAGATTCGGATCATCTAGAAGCACTATTGCATAAGGTTCTTCGATCTTCTTCTTTCTCCGGATCTTCTGCTTGTACCGTACGTTCAGTTGCGACAATACAGCCGCGCACCGCTCGCATTCATCCAGCGTTGAGAAGGTGGCCATTTTCTGACCC